GATCTGCCAGGAGGCTGCCTGATGGCCGTTGGCAAAATCAACCTTTCGCTTGATGCCGACGAGTTGCGTCAGATGAAAGCCTCGCTCGGGAAGCTCTTTGACAACAAGGGGCTTTCCGACATTTTGGGCGAAGCCTTGGAAAAGGCGATCTGGCCTGTGTTCCTACGGCTGAGGGAAGTGACGCCAGAAGGCCCGACCGGCAATCTTCGGAGAGCCGTGAATCACAAGGTTGTGAAGTACCCGAAAGATGGCAACGCCGTGGGCCTCGTTGGCTACAACCGCGCAGGCAAAGGCGGTGCGCAGTCCGCTGCCGGCGGCAGCGTGCGAGCCGGGCCTGACCGTGGATTTCATCAGTGGTGGCTTGAGTTTGGCACTCAGGATCGCTACGTGGCCACGTTCTCAAACAAGCCCTACCAGCGGAAATCGCACACGCGAGTAGTCAGGTCTGGCAAGTCTGTCACGGTGCGTGCCCACCAAGTCTCTGGGCAGAACGCCTACATCGCTTCATCGTTTGAAAGGCTTGGCCCGTTCAAGGTTGTGAAGTCCCCTGACGGGAAATCGTTTTCGACTGATCCCGCCTACCCTCGAGCTTTCTTCAAGAAGTCCAAGGTTCCCATCAGAATCCCTGCCATGCCGATCGGTGGCTGGACTGGCCGCCCGCCTGTGCAGACGGCATGGAATCAGACGCGGGGCCAGGTTGGCCAGATCCTTTCCAGAGAGATTGGCCTGTCTCTTGAGGCGGCCATACAAAAACTCTCCTACACCAGCACCGGCAGCGTCACTGGTGCCACCATTCAGGCGGGAGGCTAGACGTGCTGAAATCTCCAGAGCAGGCTGTGGCGAGGGCCATCATGGCCGACCCGCTGGTAGCCAACGTCCTCGGGCAGCGTGTCTGGCCGGTGCTTGCTCCGCAATCTGCGGACTTGCCCTTCGCCACCTGGCGTCGAGTCTCAGTCTTGCGGCAGCAGTCACTGGGCGGGCCGACTGGCATCACCACCGTGCAGCTGGCCCTGGACATCTACGCCACGACGTATGAGGGCGTCAGGGATATTGCTGACCGGGTGCGTGATGTTCTGGATGGGTGGGGAGTCGAAAACTCAGAATATGTGGGCGTTCGGAATGTCAGCCTTGACACCGAAAGCGATGGATTCGTCCAGCTTGCTGGCGGCGACCTTCCGCCCGTCTACCAAGTCAGCCAAACGTATTCAATCCTCTGGCAGGAGATTTAGTGATGGCCTTTGAAACGCCGCACGATGGATCGGGCACAGTTCTCTCGTGGAGGTCCACGAACTACACCATCACCAACGTGGTGGTGAGCATGACCGATCCGACCGCCACCGATGACAAGATCAACGTCTCGCACCTCGGGCAGACGGCCGGCGAAACGGCGAAGACCTTGGCCCTTCCGCTTGCCGGTGCGTCCAGTGGCGATACCGGGCAGTCTGTCCAGTTCGACTACATCGGCAAGACACTGATTGCCGACAAGGAAACTGGCACGCTGTCGATCTCCATCGGCGGTTCTTCCCTGCTGTCTCGAGTTGGCACCGTCCAGAGCTCTACGCTGACGCTTGCCACTCAGGACGCCATCCGAGGCCAGGCGACGATCCGCATCGAGCGCAGCTAGTCCTGACGGAGGCCCGTCATGGCTACCTATGCAGCCGGCGTGACGGCATCTTTTCGCGGCGTCAGTTTTGGCGAAGTGCAGGAGATAGCCGTGACTCACGGCGGCTCAATGCCGCTTGGCCGCAGTGTCCCGTTTTTTGTTGACGGTGGCACTGTAGAGATCAAGTGCCTTTCCACAACCAACATCAGCAGCTCTCTGTACGGCAAGCGCGGCGACCTGGCTATCTCGGGCGGTGGTTTGACATACACCGCAAAGTGTGTCTGTGAGACGCTGAAGATCAACGGCGTCGTCAACGACGTGGCGAAGTACACCGCCTCGTTTCGAGTCCAGACATAGGAGAACCCATGACGCTGACAGTTCAAGAACTTGCTGCCCAGATTCTTGCGGCCGACGATCTTCCGATCCTCAAGGTGACGGTCAAGGAATGGAAGGGTGCAGATGGCAAGCCTCTGGTGCTTGGCATCCGAGTGATGACGGTTGAGGAGCGTGATTCCTACGAAAAGGAATGGATCGGAAACAAGGAGCGAGGGATCGACAACTTCCGAACGAAGTACCTTGCCCGCTGCCTGTGTCATCCAGAAAACGGCGACAGGCTCTTTGACGAGGCTGGCATCGAGCAGCTTTCAAAGAAGTCTGCGGCCATCGTCTCAAAGCTTTTCGACAAGGCGATGAAGCACAACAACATGACCGAAACCGACGTGGAGGAACTGGCAAAAAACTGAGTGCCCGGCCAACGCGACGATTTATCTTTCGCCTGGCCGGGCACTTGGGAATGACGGTGCGGGAACTGTCCCGCCGCATGGATTCACAGGAGCTATCCGAATGGATCGCGTTCACGCGACATTTTCACGCTCTGCCTGATCCGTGGCTGCAGACAGGACTGCTGACAAGTGCCGTGCTCGCTCCGTATTCCACCAAGGGAAACACACCATCTGCCAGTGATTTCAATCCAATCGAGAAAGCACCGCAGCACGTCAACCAGATGAAATCTGAACTCCAGAAGCTTCTGGCGTTTCCGAGCGAGTAAGCCATGGCCAACATTCTTTCCCTAGCATTGAAGGTGAACGCCGACGCCTCGGGTGTGGTGAAGAACCTGACGCCGGCAGAGCGTGCTCTCGAGAAGTTGGCCACCGAAGCCGACAAGGTGACCAAGGTTTTTGATCAGTTTGCCGCAGGAAGTGCTTCCGCAGCGGCTGCTCAGCGTCAAGCCGCAACTGATTTCGCGTTTCTAAACAGCGCGATGAAAACTGGCCAGTTGACTGCGCAGCAGTATGCCGAGGAATATGCCAAGCTTGAGGCGTCAAGCAGAGCAACTGCCGCGTCATTCGCTCGTGGATTGGAGGTGACGAGTAAGTATGCAACTGAAGAACAGCGACGCGCGGATATCGTTGCGGAGCTTGACAGGCTTCTGCAGATCGGTGCCATCTCCGAAGGCACATACTCTAGGGCAGTGTTCGATGGAAGCGAATCGCAGAAAAATGCCCTTGAGGCTGAGCGTAATCGCCTTGAACTGCTAAAGCAGGGGCAAAAAATAACCGAGCAGTTTGCGACGGTCGAAGAGCGCAGAGCCAAGCAGCTGGACGAAGTCGCACGGCTTTTGCAAGAGGGTGCTATCTCTGAAGAGACGGCAGCACGCGCTCGCGCTGAGTTCAGTGGTGCCAATGAAGAAGCACAGCGAGTGCAGCTGCAAAACGCAGCCGCGCTGACCGAGACGATCAACAAGGAGGCCGCAGCCTTCAAGCGGGCGGCCGACATCACGAAGGCCAACATCAGCCCGCAGGAAAAATACGCCGACGCTGTAGATGAACTCGATGATCAGCTCAAGGCCGGCAGGATTTCGCAAGAAACCTACAACCGGGCGATGGAGAAGGCGAAGACAGACCTAGACCGTGCTGCGGACTCAACAAAGAAGGCCGACAAAGAAACGGAAAAGCTGGCTAAAAACGTCAGTCTGATTGCAAAGGTTGAGATCGGACGCCTGCTGCTGGACGGTCTGCGGACGATCGGCAGCGTATTCCGCGACATTGGCAGCCAAGTCACGTCGTTTGCCACGACAGTAAATGCTTCGCTGAATACCCTCGACGATTTCGCTCAGCGCACTGGTGTTGAGGTAGAAGCACTTCAGGGCTATTCGTTGGCGGCAAAGCTGGCCGGTGTTGATACGGAACAGTTTCTGGGGGCTGTGCAGAAACTTGCCGTAAACATCGGAAAGGCAACGCCGGGCGATGCCCTTGATAAGTCGCTCAAGGGAATAAACCTGTCGGTCACCGAGTTGCGTGCGCTTTCGCCGGAAGACCAGTTCTCGGCGATTGCTGATGCAATCTCTCAACTTCCAACTGCGGCCGATAGGGCAGCTGCCGCCGTGGAGATATTTGGGAAGCAGGGTGCTGCGCTTGCGCCATTGTTCAAGGAAGGCGCAGCAAGCATCGAGGAACTCCAGGCAAGGGCCGAGCGGCTTGGGATCATCGTCAGCGAGACGCAAGTGAATAACGTCACGCAGATGAATGATGCCTTTGATCTCGTGCTGGCCACGGTCAACGGAATCATTGGCCAGGTGATGGGGAACCTTGCCCCTGCGGTCACGGAAGTCACGAATCAGTTTCTCAAGTTTGTGGAGGAGTGGAGCGGCACAACCGGCGAAGGCGGCACGGGCATTGCCAATGCGATTACAGACGTGCTGCTTGAGGGGGCCACCTACTTCGCTGGAATCTTCGATGAGTTCATGAGCAGTTTCAGCGGGATCTCCGAAACGCTTTCTGGCGTGTCGGCTGGTTTTGATATGGCCTCTGGCGTTTTCAAAGCGTTAGTCGGCACGTTCAGTGCGATCGTCACGACCTTCAACATCATTGGCAATGCGGTTGCGGTTGCGCTTGGGAAAGTGCTCGAAAACATTGGCAGCTATCTCTCAAGCGATCTCGAGCAGTTCGGCCGCGATCTTGCTGTGAACGCGACTGACAGAATGAACGAGAACATTGCACGTCTGGAAGAGGCCGGCAGAGAAATCACAGAAGGTGCTTCGCAGGCAGTATTTGGATCGCCCGAAGAACAGCAGGCGGCTGGCGGCGGCGCAGCCGGCCTGTTTATTGAGGGCATGCGAGCAAGGATTGAGCGAGAGCGAAGCCCTCAGTTCCAGATCGAAACAAACATTGAAGAAACTCGCGAAAGATTTGACGGGTTCTTTGATGGGATTGTTGATCAGGAAAGTGCGGTCACTGCCGGCATGCGAGACTTCGAGCAGGCCGTGCGCGACGTTGCCGATCCGATGAACATGACGGCAGAAGAAATCGCTAGGATTGAAGAGGCGTCCGGCCGTGTCAATCAGCTGATTGACCAAGAGCGGCAAAAGCGGACAGAGGCAGCAGATGCCGCACGGGCACAAGCAGAGTCTGACGCGAAGCGACTGGATCAGCTTCTGGAAACAAACGACCAGGCTGCAAAGATCGAAAGTGATCTGCT